CGCCATGGTCTACCTCCTATTCACCCCCGGATGATGCCGGGTTCGTTACTGCAAATTTGATGTTGAATCTCCGCGCCGTCCCCATGGGTACCCATGTCGCCTCCACGTCAAGTGTCTCATCCGCAAGGATGTCAAGGTCCTCCGTGTCGATCGTCACTTCGCCGGAGCTGATGATCTTGTCGCCCGCGCAGCTGTCCATGGCGATGTTCAGGTACGCTTCGATGGCTGCGATGCTGCTCTCCAGGTTTTCCGGATCGATCTCCGTCTGTACCTTGTCCGTTGCCCGGGCACTTACCTCCCGGACGATCCGGTTCGCGACGCGGACGTTTTCGACATATGGGAAATCACTTCCGGATGGTGCCATGACGTTCGCGTTGGACACGTAGAAGTCGTCCTTGCCGTTGTACTGCCGGAACACGGTATACCCCATTTCGTCGAATTCCCTGCTGTATTCCTCGATCCCGTCCGGCAGGAGCTTCAGCAGCTTCGCCGAGCTGACCGGGAATTCTTCCACGCAGCCGATGGAGAGGCTTTCCTTCGCCTGTCCGATCAGTCCGGAGATGAGGCCTGCCATGTTGATCTCCTGTGTCCGGAGGTCCTTCCGGATGTATGTTGCGTAGGTCAGGGATACACAGATGAAGAGGCTGGTGATACCCTTCCGTTCCTTGTCCATTGCGTCCATGTATTCGTCCAGCGTCTCGCCGTCCGCGCATCTTCGTGCTTCGCACAAAAAGATCATAGGCTTTTTGTATGTATCAAGGAATTCCTCTGCCTCGCTCTGCAGGGCTGCCCACAGGGTCTTTGTTGAGGTGCCCACGATGTGGCACACTTCAATGGTCTTGTTGTATTCCTTCAGTTTTTCCACCGCCGCGAGGACGCTGCTGTTGCTCATGGTCGGCGTGGTCGTGGAGAACGAATACAGGTCGCCGCCGATGAAGCCCTTGTCCCCTCCCGCTGCGCTCGTGAACGTGAGGGTGATCCCGGTGCCCGGAATCTCATATTTTCCGCCGAGCGGGATCGTTGCCTCTTCCGAGAAATTGTTGCCGCCGTCGATGGAATACTGGAAGCATCCCTCGTTGGTGTTTCCTGTTTCTGTGATCTGGACCACGATGTCATACGCATTGTTTGGCTTTCCTTCTGCCTTGACCGTCCCTGTTCCGGTTCCGGTTTGCGTTATGTCGCTGATCTCGCCGCTGACATCCGCCGCCACCGGGATCGCATAGATTGTCTTTAAGCCGTTCTCCGTGGCATCGATGCACGCATCGGCGAGCGGGGTGTATCCAAGTTTCGCCTTGATCTCGTCCGGTTTCATGGAGCTTGTGATTAGCAGTGGGACACTGCTCACGGTGTCCGACACGCCAATCTTTGCCTGGGCGTTCGTAGACGAACTGGAATTTTTTCCAAGATTCCCGTCCTCGACGGTTACGTTGACCTCACTGTACATTTATTTCGCCTCCCTTCCGTCCATCGGTGCCGAATTGAATCTGTCCACGGCTGTGTCATAGTCTTCCTCCGGCACCATCTTCCCGTTCTTCCAGCCGTTCTGTGCCTTGACTCCCTCGAACACTGCGTCCGGGGTCCCTTTCACCTGTTTCAGCATCTCGATGGCTGTGTAGTTTTTGTTATTCTCGTCCAACTGCATTACCTCCTGTGTTTACATTGGTCTTTACGCCGCCGAACCTTGCCGCCGCGACTTCGGTGTCCGTATAGATGCCGCCGGTCAGCGTGACGTCAAATTCGACTGCGATCTTGCTCTTCAGGATGCTGTCATCCCCCTCGACCCAGTCCGCCTCCCCGATCTCGATCCCGGTCCAGTTCCCGTCGATTTCGAGTCCCTTTCCGATGATCTTTAAAAAGCTGGTCAGGATCTCCTCCACCTTCTCCTCGCTGCTGTCTGCGATGACCACATGCAGCTCCGTTGTCCTCTCGAACAGTCTGTTCCGTTGTTTCCGTTGCCCCTCTTGGTCTGTGAATCTCTTTTTTGAGCCTGAACGAACGAAACGTTCCCCTGTCCGGAGGACTGCGCCTACATGTGTCTCGCTGCAGTTCTTGAGGCTCTTCATGGACTCGTGTATCTTTCCATGTACGCCCGCATCCTTCAGCGCCTGTACGATATAGTCCCTTTCTTCCTTCATTTATGGTTCCTCCCCGAGCGCTTCTTCCAGGATCGACCGGATCTCCTCCTCGTCCTCCTGGCTGATCCCGAGGAATGGTCTCGCCGGGATGTTCACCCGGACGGACGGCACGCTCACCCACCTGCCACCGTATTTGAACCGCAGATAGTTGCCGTTCTTTGCCCGGATTGTGCGCTGTGCACCGAACTGGTGCGTTGCTGCATATTCAATGTCGGTTCCGACCGCAGCCCCGGAAGCATCTGCCTGGGCATGGATGTGGTTCTTAAGGTTCGCCGTGAGTGTCAGGGTCTTTCCACCCCGGATGACGGTCCTGTTTTTCCGGTCATATCCGGTCTGGTCACCGCTCGCCCGGATGGAGGGCTTCCACTTGGTGCCGTCCGGGGATTCCTCATTTGCAAAACGTTCCATAGTGGAAGTCCGCAATCCCTCCGCGATGGCATTCATGATCCCCGCCTTGTCGATGTTCTCCATCTTGTTGAGCTTCGCGAGCAGTTCCTCCGTGTCCCCCTCGAGCCTTACCGATACGGATGACATGTCACCACCCCCTCATGCTGTCGCGGGAGAACGTCCGCCTGGAGCTCCTCATGGAAAAGCTGCTCTTCGCGGCATCCTCCGTCGTGGAGCCGTCCTGTATCCCGATGTCGATCTTGCCCTCGGCTACCTTCGTCAGGAAGGCGACCGCCGCGTTGTACCTCGTCAGGTAGGTCTTCTCGCGTTCGCCCTCATCAATCCCGTGCCGGGAGACGAGGTTGTACAGTGCGATGTCCTTCGCAAATTTGTGGATGACGCCCGGGGTTCGGGCAAACGGCACGTCGTACCGCTTGCCAAGGTACCCGTCGATCTCTGCGCAGGCATCCGCGACTGCTTCCTCTGCCAGCGGCGTGGCAGCCAAAAGCCGCTCTGCCTCATCCTCGATGTAGTCGTCCCCGATGATCGTGTTGACCATGTCTGCCTTCAGCATCTCAAGTACTTCGTCCGCGGTACAGTAAGCCATTTATCACACCTCCTGTCAGCCCTGTGCGGCTGCAGTTCCGTCGGAACCATAAGCCATCTGCCAGAAGCCATATCCGGCGTTGGAACGTCCGTCCGCGCCCCATGTGAATTCGTCGTACATGAATACGTTCGTATCATCGTCCTTTGTGAGCGCGGTCATCTTGATTTCCTTCCGCTTCTGGAAGATGATCGGTTTGATGAAGCGGTTCGTGCAGAGCAGGAACCATGCGTTCGGAACGTCCGCAAGTTCTGTGGTCACGAGGAGCTCCGCCGTATCCTTCAGGACGTTGGTGGTCCCATCAATCTGGTCCGCTTTGAGGATCAGGCGTGCCGCCTTCTCGTTCGCCGGGGACACGACCAGCAGGTTCGGTACGAGGTGCAGGCTCTTCCCTTTGTCGCCGGTCAGGCACATGATGGAAGTCCTTGCTTTCTCATACGCCTCCGCGCTGAGCTTCTCATGGCTGAGGTTCCCGGCGCTCTTCTTTCCGCCCTCTCCGGACGGATGGTTTTCAGCAAAGAACGTCTTGCCGTCATAGCATTTTTCCTTGAACCCGTTCTTCAGTGCCTCAAAGCACAGGATATCCGGATGCCGTGCGGCCGCCTCGCCCATGTTCGAGAACAGCGGGGTGTATACGCCGTACTGGTCATCTTCAATGTCGTCCTTCGGAACTTTGATTGTCACTTCAAATTTCTTGTTTTTGATGGAATAATCATACGCTGTCAGGTTCTGGATCTCGCGTTCGCCGATCCACTCGCGCATCTGTGGCATCTGTCCGAGCCACTTATAATTCTGTTCTGCCGTGCTGCTCTGCACGGTTGTGGCAATTTTTTCATACTGTGGCTGGAATCCATCGAATGCCTTGTTGTACGCTGCGGAGTATCCGACGTTCAGCCCCTTTAAATTTGCCTGGTTAATGATCATTGGTCTTATCCTCCTATAACATCTCTACTGTGACGCCGTCCGTGTCCACGGCAAGGATCTTCCCCGCCCTGCTTGAACCGTCCGACGTGATCGTGACGGTCTGTCCGTCGGAGACATATGCATCCTTCAGAATGTCCGTCTCCTCAATGGTGCCGTCGTTCTCCCATACAAACGCGCCCCGTCTGACCGGTGCGGAGACATCCCCGTTTTCTCCGGATGTGTTGTCCACGAACCGGGTGGCGCATCCGGCTACTGTCTGACCGGTCTTTTTGGATGCCTTCACCGCGTATCCGTCCGCGTTGATGGCTACCATGGTCCCTTCGGTGATGACCGTGTTCGCTGCTACCGGGATGATGATGTTCAGCCCGGAAAGTTTTTCGTTCGCTACTCTGTCCATCGTTAGTCCTCCTTCCTGTAGTATTTCTCAACTTCTTCCTTCGTGACGCCGCAGTTCTTCAGGATCTCAAGGTCATAATCCGGTTCCTTTTTCTCCGGGGCATCCTTGAGCTCCATCTTGCCCAGCGGGACGACGACCGGTGCCTTGTCCACGAACGCCTTGAAGCCTTCCTTGTCACTTAAGGCGTACTCCGTTGCCCAGTCCTTCTGTGCCGCGGTGATCTTGCCAGCCTTGAGTGCCGTCTGTACCATGTCCTCCGCGCCGCGCCTCTGCAGCTCCTCCCGCAGGGCGCGGATCTCATCGTTCCCGTTCCCCGCCTTGAGTTCCATGATGGCGGTCGCCGCGTCCTCTGTCTTCGCTCCCTCCGGGAGCCCGAGCAGTGACAGGATGACCGAGTTCGCGACCGGTACTGTTTCCCCGGCCGTGCCTTCCCCTGTGCCGCCTTCCTTTCCTCCTGCATCCTTTTTGCCTGCTTCCGCCGCGGTCTTCGCCGCCGCGAGTGCCTGCTCGACCTCCTCCTCGGTCGCCGTTTTCGGGAGCCCGAGAAGTGCTGCAAGTTTTTTCAGGTCCATTTTTGATTCCTCCTCATCATCGTCAAAATTTATATCAACGGAGTTCACGAGCGCGAACATCCCGTCGATTGCTGGTGTGTTCGTCAGCGCCACCGAATGGATGGCTGCTGCTTTCCTGTCCCGCTTTCGCACCATCACGACCGGGGACAGGTATCGGTACTCACGGTTACGGAGGTACTCCTTTGCCTTTTCCGTCCACTTGACACGGGCGACAAGTGCATCCTCCCCCTTATAAATGTCACTGATCCATCCCCCTGCGGGTGCCTGCATGTCCTTAAGGGTCTGGTGCTCGTAG